CACTGATATTCCTACCAACGCCAATGGTCTCGTAACCAGCGGAGCACATATAGACCTTATCTCTAACGCCTTCGTGCCGCTTTAACATGTTAATTAATCGCATCATTAGTCATGCTTATGGGAAGCACCGTAGTAAAAAGATATGATACTGCTGACAATCCCGCCAAGATAACCGAGAACAAGGTTAACAATACCGTCATCGTTAGCAGCGGGGTCTTGTAACGTGACCAAAGCAATGTAGCCGCCGAAAAAGAATACGCAAGAAACTGCAATAAACTTTGGCGTCCAATCTCCTTTAAACGCCGAGCGAGCGTTTTGGATATCTTCTGTTTCGAGTTTAAAAACATCTACTTCTAGCTCCTTCATTCTGGCCTTGAAGCCCAGCTCCGCTTTCTTAATCTCTGCAAGCTGCTCTGGTGACGCAGCCTGAACCGCCTGTTCGATACTCTTTTCATCAGGCTTACAGCCCAGAACTGAGGCTATCGTTTGTGCCGCAGCACCACCCAAAGGCCCACCGAGAGCCTGACCAATAGTAGGTGCCAGCGTACCGATTAATCCTTTGATCGCGTTAAATTTCATTGGGCTACCACCAACCCTACAATAGCAATTAAAGAAGCAATCATGACGGGGTAGATACCCCAGATCATACGCTCTAACTTATCAAAGCGTTGAGACCCAGAGTCTAACCGTTCCTTTATAGATTCGTAGCGCAAAGCGCACTCCCGTTCGTGTGTTTCAATCCGTTGTAACGCCTTACTAGCATGAGTCTGGGCCATTATCTTTCAATCACCTGATAGTTTTTATTAGTTTAACGGGTTTGATAAATAGTCCATACCAGACCAAATATCATCGATTTCAGTGTCTATCTTTTTTAACTTATCCTCAATGCGATTACGGTCAACTTGACCGTCTTTAAGAGAGTTTGTTGCAACTTCTGCTGCGGCAACTACCCCTCGCATAGCTTGGATGTCGTTCTCCAGCTTAGTCACTTTATCATCAATTAATAATAACTTACCCTGCTGGTCTGCGATAGTCTGTAAATTTACACCCAAAGTTGCAAGTTTACCTTGCAGTTGGCTGACATCATTTGCCTGTAATTCTTGTTGGATTAGCTCAATCTCGCCTTTTAGATCTTGCTCTGCCGTCAAAAGTTTTTCTTCTAGTGGACCCAGCTCTGGAATGTCAAGGGCTTCTAGCGCCTCAAGCCTGCTATACAAGCTACTGGCTGTCCACACGCCGCCACCTAATGTAGTCGCTAGGGATAGCAGGATGGCGATATATACGCCTTTAAAAGACGTACCGCCAATAGTTAGTTCTGTTTCGGCTAGGTTCATGTTTCACAATCTTCCTGAGACATAAAACATTTGTATCCTAATGCAGTAGGGCCAGTTAAATACAACTCACTTTCAGCCCCTGCGGCTAACCACTCTGCTTCGCTAAGGTAAAAATTCATATCAAACGAACCTTGCTGGCCGTTTATATAAACAGCACTAGCATTGTTGGTTCCGTGATGCGCCAACTTGACCCACTGTTGGTCCTGTGAAAAAGTTAAAGTGCCAAGGTCTGGATCAGCGTTATTGTCCTCTGCGCCTTGTTGCAGAAAAGCTACTGCCTCTTCGTTAGCTGCGACACCTAAAAAGGCTGAGGCATTATTGCCGTGTTCTTCGATGTCATCCAAAGACTGATTGTATGTTTCTACCTGATCTTGCGTGATGGTTAGTGCCGCTTCATTTTCTACAACATATTCTTGAACTTCGGCTTTATCATCGGGAGTCTCTGCTTCAGCAGCAATCTCTGCGACTTCGACTACTGCAATCATATCTACAACAACCTCGGTAAACTCCTCTACGGCAGCATTCATCAAGCCAAACTCTTCAGCCGCTTTCGTCTCTAACAATTCTTGAACATCTCCATACGCTTGATAATCACTCATGCTACCAAGCGCAGCGTTATAAGCATTTAACTGGGCGGCGCTTATGTGAGCAGTCCCAGCAAGGCTACCGTTTGTTAAAGCACCTCCGGTATTTGCGTAGGCGTACCCGGCTCCAGCAAGTTTAATGCCCCGATCTATTTGATTCACAAGCGCGGCACTAGAATTAATTAAAGCGTCTAACTCATTTGATTGAGCTTCGATAGCGAGCAGAAACAGACTCGCCGCTGTCAGAGTTTTGACCATCATCAAAGTCACCATTCGCCAATAAGTTGTTATACCAAAGCTGATGCTTGTTGTACTTTGGAATCATGACCCATTCATCCTTGTCGTGATCCCACCTCCGCAACATCTTAACCCGACCGTAGTCAGGAATATATGTTTCAGGCTGACGTTTCATGAGCAAAAAAGCGCGTTTTCCAACGATTAACTTGCCTGCGTTCAACATCGGGCAGGGGGTGCCGCTAAGAAACATTGATCGCCAGACCTCTAGGCTTTCGCACATACGCGATATAGCAGCAACCTTCATGCCAAGATCACTTAGCATCTTAGAATCTCTGCGCCGATTACATTCCTCATCAGCCGCATAGTTGCCCCTTGTGAAGCCTACGATGCCCGTTTGCAGGCTACTACCTTGGCCTTGAAGGCAGGTCTCCATGCCATTACTCATGTAAGTTGGTGCAATGGCTGAACCAACTGGCATATCTGAGCTAGACCCTGCGCCGTTGTAGGTGTTGCTAACACTTCTATCATCGGTGCTGTTGTTGCTGCTTACAGTACTTCCTACGGTATTAGTGTTTAACGAGCCTTCTTGCGTGTTGTCGCTGTCAACATCCTCCATCACAGCTTCGTCTGCTGCGAAAGATAACAGGGGCAGTAGTAGTAAGGCTAAACGTAACATCCATCTAAAGCTAACAAGGAACGTCAGAAGCTGTATTGACTTTTAAATCGGTCAGATTGAGAGCTTTGTCTATCTCCATACAATCTTGCAAAGTCTTGTCCATCAACTGCGTATAGTTCTCTCGATACCCTACTTTCTTTCTTACCTTGTGCATTCCTTTAAGACCGTAAACGCCATCGTTTTCAAAATAGCTGGGCTTAATGTTATGTGTGTTATGGATAAACCTATCCCATCCACAAAACTTATATATGCCTTCCAATGTTTTCGCTGTGTCTTCCACTAAATCTTTGTAAGACACGAATATAAACCGCCCACTTGTATCTTGTTGTGCTGCATACACACCAACAAGCGGCCTAGCCAAAGGATCACTGCCCGGATTTAATAAATCCCTTTCTAACTGTTCTGTATAAATACCATTTTCTTTATACAGCTTCACAAACGATTTAACAATTTCTACAACAGGACGAACCAAAACAATCACCTTGGTATCCTTGCCGATGAATTCATCAATCATCTGCATATTAGGGTTCAACGTCCATGTTCGACACTTGTCTAAGACGATCCTTTCCTGTTGGCTGTTCCCCTTATAATAAGAGTGAGGCAACTGAGACACTATATCGTGGACACAGTAGAACCTGTTGTTTGCCGCCATAGCCTCTTTAGAGGTGTCTCTGCATGAATTTTGTGTGTCCCACATAATCTGACATAGCGCCGAATTACCCTCTGCGTGTATTACAGGGTTTTGCGACAACAATGCCGAAAGTAAAGTAGAGCCTGTTCTGGGCAGTCCACTTAGACACACTAGCTGATCGAAAGATTTAATCCCTTATCTCCACCCAAGCTCCGGTGTCTTCATCCCACTGATAAAACTTACCGTCTGTTGGGTAAGCCACAGGCGCGTTCCACCAACAAGTATCTTCGTCAAGCACCCAGCTTGCGTATGGCTTAGGCGCAATAAACGCATCACGAACAGAGTCATATGTGGCTCCAATAGAGGCGTAATTTTTTCGAAGACCTTCGCCGCCATCTGGATAACTAACTTCAACAGATACGGTTACCGTGTTCCCGTCTGCATCTAACTCTTCTACATCCTCAAGGCGGAAAGAAAAGTGCTTACCTCCATGCGTGTTGTATGAAGTTTGTACCCAAGTACCTTCTTGTGTGTCAACAAAATCTTGTTCAGCAACAATGACCCGCTCAACAACACCATCAACAACTTTTGCAAAATGTGCCATGTCTATACGCCTGAGTTGAACGTGCCGGAGCTTGTGAACGTGTGGTAAGTGTAGCCACCACTCGATGTAACGGTGCCGCCAGTACCTCTTTGATCCCCTGCGTATCTAATAATTACAACGCCAGAGCCTCCATTACTGCCAACGGCTTGAGCTGGCAAATTACTACTGCCACCACCACCCCCGCCTCCAGTGTTAGCAGTGCCTGCTCCTGAAGAGAGTGTGTACCCACCTCTATTAGTTGCTCCTCCGATGCCGCCACCACCAGAGCCAGCAGCGCCTCGTAATACTGTGTTGTTTGAGGTTGTGTCACCAAAAGCACCTCCGCCACCGCCAGCTCTGGTCGTGCCGTCTAACCACGCGCTACCAGCTCCCCCGTTTCCAGCGGCGCTAGTAGATCCATCGCTCCCATCGGCACCACCACCTCCGCCACCGCCGGCTAGACGAGCAGCTCCATTACCAGAAGAACCACCGTCAGTAGACGAACCGCCATCCCCACCTTGAGAGCCACTGCCTCCAGCTTTTCCATTTGTGCTGGCGTTTATTCCTGCACCGCCGCCGCAACCGCCATCAATCTTGCTTGCAGTTTCTATCTGACCACCGCCGCCACCGCCGCCAGTTGCGCTAATGTTAGTTAGTCCAGTGCCTTCAAATGTTGAGTTTGATGCCTTTACAGCGCCATCAATTACTCGACTAGTAGCTCCACCAGCGGCAATGGTTATAGTGTAGTCAGTGTTTTCTGGGGGAGTTACCTGCGTCTGTGTTTGCACGCCGCCAGCACCACCTCCGCCTGCCGCATAATACCAATTCCCACCACCTGCACCGCCTCCGATGACTAGGATATCAAGCAACATAATACCGGGGCCACGGCTAGGGAAAGAGCCAAAACCATTTACGTTATAACCAAATCCTGACATTAGTTACTCCCTATGCGTCATTTGCTGCGTCAGTGGTGAAAAACAGCTTGATACCTAGCAGACGGGCATCACCTGATTGGCTGTCTGCCGATACATCACGCATGATCTGGAAATATGCTTGCGTGTCTACGGCAGCGTTGGCAATCGTCACCGCGCCAGATGTTGCTGATACGGTCATGTCGTTTGACGTTCCGCTAAAGGCTTTTGCCGTAGCCACCACGTTGGTTCCGAATGCGGTGTTGATGCTCGCATTGTCAGCTATACAGCCTCCAGATAAACCCCAAGCTACCGTGCCTGTATTCGTGCCTGTGACCGTCCAAAAAGCTTGGAATGTCACTGTGCCTTCGTTCCACGACTTAGGAAAGCACACGGTGAACTGGGCGTTCTCATCAGAACTTGCATCGAAATCTAGGCACTTGAGTTCTGGGCCGTTAGATAGCTCGACCTGCTCCAAGTCCGCACAACCCGCTGTCGTATTTGGATACATGGCAGCGGCAGGTACATAGATCGTTTCGATTCCTGCGACCTTAGCTTTTGCCCCACCGACATCCAGCGCACCCGCTATCGCAACATTGGTTGTTCCCGTTGGGATTTCAATTACGTCTGCATCTGCATCATTTTTAATCGTGACATCGTTTGTGCTGCCCTGCCCTGTAAGGATCAGACCCTCTGCTGCCGTGTAACCTATCGCGGCGTTATCCCCAGCGGCTGTATCGCCGTCAGCGTTTAACGTGCCAGCGGTAAGATCTCCGACAATATCCACATTAGTGGTGCCTGTAGGGATCGTCAGCACAGTCCCATCAGCATCATTCTTGAGAGTTACATCAGAGGTTGAGCCTTGCCCCGTCACGATAATCCCCTCTGCTGCTGTATAGCCTATCGCGGCAGCATCACTAGCGGACGTATCTCCGTCAGCGTTTAAGGTTCCTGCTGTAAGATCACCAACAACATCTACATTAGT